TGACAAGTGGGTCAAGGTCAACCTGCCTGCGATCAAGGACGGCCAGGCGCTCTGGCCTGAACGCTACAACGTAGACGCCCTGAAGCGCATCAAGGCTGCAATCGGCCCGCGAGACTTCGAGGCGCTCTACCAGCAGAACCCGACGCCTGATGACGGCACGTTCTTCTTGCGGGACTGGTTCAAGCGCCACGACGACGCGCCGGCCAAGGGACACATCTACATCACCAGCGACTACGCGGTGACGGAGGACGGCGGCGATTGGACCGCGCATCTGGTCTGGAACTATCACGAGGACACGCTGACGCTGATAGATGGCTGGACCGGCCAGACCTCGGCGGATGTGTGGATTGAGGAGCTTTTGCGGCTGGTCAAGCAACACAAGCCGCTCTGCTACTTCGGAGAGGCTGGCGTGATCGTCAAAGCGGTCAAGCCGATGCTGACCCGGCGCATGAACGAGCTCCGCGTGTTCGCACGCACTGAGTGGATACCGTCCATCTCGGACAAGCCGACCCGCGCCCGAGCATTTCAGGCCCGCGCTGCGATGGGAAAGGTGAGCCTGCCCAAGACCGATCTGGGCGAGAAGGTGCTTAACCAGCTTCTGAGCTTCCCGGCCGGCAAGCACGACGATCTTGTCGATACCTGCGCCCTGATGGGCATGGTGATCGACATGGCGCACCCAGGCTTCACGCCTGCGGCGCCCGAACCCTTGACGCGACCACGCGACTACAGGCCCCCACCAAAGGCGGACAATTGGCGAGTATTGTAAGTCTGTCGTCTGCAAAGCCCGACACGGGCGAGGACGGCGCCGAGCGCATTCGGAAGATGGTGCGCGAGTATCTGGACACGATGGAGGAAGCGCGCGACCGCGCCAGCCTTGCGCGTGATTACTATGACGGCAAGCAGTGGACGAAAGAGGAGATTGCGACCCTCAAGCAGCGCGGCCAGCCGCCTATCGTCTTCAATCGCATCAAGAGGAAAGTGGACAGCATTTTGGGCGTCGAGCGCAACAGGCGCACCGATCCCAAGGCTTACCCACGGACACCACGCGACGAGCAGAGCGCCGACATCGTAACGCAGGCGCTGCGGTTCGTGTCCGACCAGACGCGGCTGAACAACATCTTCAGCGGCGCTTTCGAGTGCGGGATGATCGAGGGCGCTGGTGCGGCCGAAGTCATCATGGACGGGCCTGAGGACATTCGCGTCAACCTGATCCCGTGGGATGAGTTCATCTTTGACCCGAGAAGCAGCCGCCACGACTTCTCGGATGCGCGCTACCTTGGCGTGCTGAAGTGGATGGACGCAGACGACGCGATTGCGCTGTACCCCGACAAGGGCAAGGAGATCGAAGCGGGCATTACCGGCTCGGAGAAAGCCTTCGTTGCGGACCAGTCTGTTGACGACAAGCCGTCGAGCGGGACGTGGATCGACCGCAAAAGGAGAAGGGTCCAGGTCTGTCAGCTCTATTACAAGGCTGGCTCTGAGCATAATTACGCGGTGGTCGTCGGCTCCACGCTGGTGATGGATGGGCCATCGTATTACCGGGACGAGAAGGGCAAGACCGTCTGCCCAATCGAGGCGTTCAGCGCCTACGTGGACCGTGAGAATTGCCGGTACGGCGTTGTCCACGACATGCGCGGCCCGCAGGACGAGATCAACCATCGCCGGTCCAAGGCCGTCCACTTCCTGCACTCGCGCCGCGTCATGGCGCAACAGGGCGCCGTTGCCGATGTGGGGCAGGCCAAGCGGGAGATTGCGCGGCCGGATGGCTGGGTCGAGGTTGTAGACCCGCAAGCCGTGCAGGTGCTGGACACGGCGCAAGAAACGACCGGCAACCTGAACATGCTTCAGGAAGCCAAGGCAGAGATTGACCTTCTCGGGCCGAACAACGCCTTGCAGGGCAAGGGCACGGAAGGCGAAAGCGGACGCGCCATCATCGCGCAGCAGCAGGCAGGGCTTGCGGAGCTGGCGCCGCTTTATGATCGGTTCAATGACTTCAAGCTGCGCGTCTACCGGGCGACATGGGCGCGGATCAAGCAATTCTGGAAGGCTCCCAAGTGGGTGCGCATCACCGACGACGAGCAGGCCACGCAGTTTATCGGGCTGAACCAGGTGCAGGTGGACCCGATGACGGGCCAGCCGCAGGTGCAGAACGCCGTCGCGCAGATGGACGTAGACGTCATCCTTGAGACTGGCCCCGACACGGTAACGTTGCAGTCGGAGGAGTTCGAACAGCTAGCCCAAATCATGCCGCAGCTTGCAGCCCTGCCGCCGCCTTACGCGCTGGCGCTGATCGAGGCGAGCAGCCTGCCGGCGCAGCGCAAGAAGAAGATGACGGAGCTGTTGTCGGGCCAAGGCCAGCAGCAAGATCCCGAGGCGATGGCGATGCAGAAGCGCGCTGCCGAGGCGGAGATTGCAGGCAAGGAAGCCGAGGTGGGGCTGAAGCAGGCGCAGGCGCAGGCGACGATGTCGAAAGCGCAGATGGACCGCGAGATGGCGCCCATCCAGATCGAGACCGAGCGGATGAAGCTGGCGGATGCAGCGGCAAGCCGTGAGCATGAGCTTATCAAGATGGGCCACGAACGCGAGATGATGGGCCAGGACGCAATCGGCAGTCAGCAGGAACGCGCGTTCAAGCTGATGGCGATGCAGAACAAGGCGAGGAGTGAGTAATGGCGCAGTCCAGTGTCAACGACGCAGCAAGCAGCACGCTCCTTCTGGCGTCCAACAGCGAGCGCAAGGGCGCGGCGATCTGGAACGATAGCACGGCGGTGCTTTACGTCCTGCTTGCGAGCGGTACGGCAAGCGCCACGGCTGCGAGCGCAAAGATTGCGGCTGATGGGTATTACGAGACGCCTCCGACCTACACGGGCGCCATCTTCGGCATCTGGGCGTCTGATGCTTCTGGCGCTGCACGCATCACGGAGTGGTAGCGCGTGCCTCGCTTCGTCACGGTCAACAACGTCGGCAGCTATACCAGGCGCGCTGGCGGCATCAGTGACCTTCTCAGCAGAGCCACCTCCCAACTCGGCGGCCTTGTGCCGCTGCATTATTGGGATTTCACGGCTAACCGCGCTTTATTCAACGGCGTGGATGTTGGAGCGGTGACGGCTACGCCTAACTGGAGCTTCACCCGAGCGACTGTCGGAACAGCGGACGACCTCGCGGGCAACATCGTCCAGTTCGCATCGGGCGAGATACGCCGCACGGATCGCGGCCTGCTGATCGAGGGCGCTCGGACCAATCTGTTTCTCAACTCAGCCACGGGCGGAACGCAGTCAGTGACCGTTGCGGCGGTGGCTCACACGTTGAGCTTTCGCGGAACGGGAACGATCACCCTGACGGGCGTGTCCACCGCAGGCCCGCTTGTCGGCACGGGCGCCAACAACCGCGTCACGCTGGCGTTTACTCCTACAGCGGGCTCGCTCACCCTGACCATCAGCGGCTCCTGCACCAACGTAAACCTTGAGGCGGGCGCATTCGCGACGAGCTGGATACCAACGGCAGGCGCAAGCGTGACCCGCGACGCGGACGTGCTCACAGTCAGCAGCCCTGGTGTCAGCTTCCCTCTGAGCCTGTTTGCCGAGTTCCAACGCGCCGTTGATACGGGCGGCACGGAGAGACTGCAGTCTCTAGACGACGGCACGGATGCCGAGAACGCGAACCTTGCTGTCACCAGTGCCGATCTGTTCCGTACTGCAATGACAGACGGCAACGTGCTTCAGGCTGGTGTTACTGTTGCAGGCGCGCTGGCAGTCGGAACGGCCTACAAAGGCGCTGGACGCCTCAGCCTCAACAGCGTGCAAAGCGCGCTCAACGGCACGTTAGGGACGGAAGACACCGTAGGCACCGTGCCAGCCACTCCGACCGTCTGGCGCGTCGGGGCAACGTCCACCGGCACAAACGTTTCATGTGGATACATGCGCCGCGCCGCCATTTTCAACACAGCCCTAAGCGATGCGAACCTTCAGCTAGTAACAACGTGACCCTCGCCCTGTACCTCACCGCAGTCATATCAGCCTGCTTCGGATTTCTCGTCTGCGCCATGTTCGCAGCCAGCCGCAGGACCTGAGCCACACACCATTCAAGAGATGAACGACCCGCCCTGATCAGGCGGGTTTTTTCGTACCCGCCGCCGGGGTCAATCGGGCGTCAAACAGGACGCCGCTGTTTCGGGCGATTGCGTGACGACGACGAAAGGTCGAACGATGAGTGATGAGAAGCTGAACTTTCTGGACGCTGAAGAACCGGCAACGCCTGCGCCTGAGCAATCCGCTCCGGTCATCGAAGCCGAGAAGCCAGCCGCACCTGAGCCCGAGCCGCAAGGCGATGGCAGGGCGCGTGATCCGGAAACAGGGCGTTTCGTCCCCATCTCCGCGCTTCTAGACGAGCGCGACAAACGACAAGCCGAGACTGCCAAGCGGATAGACCTCGAAGCCCAACTCCAACGCTACCAGCAACCGCAACAGCCTGAGCAGATACCGACTGACCCTTCGGGGATCATTCAGTATGCACTGGCTGAACAGCAGCGCATCGCCTTTAACGAACGCCTCAACACATCCGAGCTGATGGCCCGACAGGCCCACGGCGAGGACATCGTGAGCGAGGCGCAACAGGCGTTCCTGTCTGCTGTCGGTCAAAACCCGATGCTGCAACAGCAATTGCAAGGCCAGATCCATCCATACGATTTTGTCGTCAAATGGTACCGCCAGCACAAGCTGATGTCAGAGATCGGGCAAGACCCGGAAGCCTGGCGAAAGAGCGAAGCCGAGAAGATCCGCGCGCAGGTACTGGCTGAACTTCAAGGGCAGGGCGTCTCGCCGGCCCCATCGTCACAGCAACCCCCGCCGAGTGTGGTCGGAAGACCAGCGGCAGCGAGAGCAGGCACGGTTCCTACGGGACCGGGCAACGCTTTCGATAACCTATTCAGAGGATAACCAATGTCAGAAGTCGCACTGGCTTCTGCTTCTGAGAAACAGAAGTGGATCAGCCAATATTACGCTGAGTACGTTCGCAATTCCGGCTTCAAGCCCTACATGGGCAAGTCGTCTTCCAGCATCATCATCGCCAAGTATGAGCTGCAAGAGGAAGCCGGGAAAACCATCAACATCCCCCTGATCACCAAACTGGTGGGTCAGGGCGTCACTGGCGCAACCTCTCTCGACGGCAACGAAGAAGAGCTTGGCAACTACAACTGCGGCATCAGCGTCGATTGGCGCAGGAACGCGGTGCGCATCCCGAAATCGACGTCCTACAAGACCGAGATTGATCTTTTCGGCGCGGCAAAAGACATGCTGCGCACATGGGAAGCGGAGAAGCTGCGCAATGACATCATTACGGCCATGCTGTCGGCTGTCACCACGGGCGACACGACGGTGTCGCTTGCCAGTTCATCGGCTGCGAACCGCAACGCTTACGCGGCTGCGAACGCTGACCGCCTGCTGTTCGGCAAGCTTAAGTCGAACTACTCCGCGACATGGGCAACCGCCACGGCAACGCTCGATACGACCGACGACAAATGCACGGTTGCTTCGATGTCGCTGGCGAAGCGCATCGCCAAGTCGGCTGACCCCCATATCCGCCCGTACAAGACAGCGGACGGCAGGGAATATTACGTGGCGTTTCACGGGGCGCGGACGTTCCGCGACCTGAAAGCGGACACCACGATGACGCAAGCGAACCGTGAGGCTCGCTCGCGTGAAGGCTCTGGCATGGATGACAACCCGATCTTCCAGGATGGGGACCTGCTCTATGACGGGATCATCCATCGCGAAGTTCCGGAAATCGACGACATCGCATCGACCGGCACCTACAACCTGACCAACGCCGGCGCTTCGGGAACAACGGACGTCCGTCCGGTCTTCCTGTGCGGCGCGCAGGCGGTTGGCATCGCATGGGGCCAAGAGCCGACCCCGCGCACGGACATGCAGAAAGATTATCAGTTCCGTCCTGGCGTCGCCATCGAGGAACTGCTTGGCGTGAAAAAACTGGCGTACAATGGTAAGCAACACGGCGTTGTGTCGTGCTTCTTTGCCGCCGCTGCTGACTCGTAAGGAGCATTGAACAATGGTTGCTGAAACACGCGCCGCAACGCGCGGTGCAACGGGCTTCCCGATTGCTCACTATGCTGGCGCGGGCGTCCTTCAATGCGCTTACGGCACGTACACCATCGCAGCAGCGGTCGAAGATGGCGACATCTTCGAAATGTGCTGGGTGCCTGCGGGCGCTGTCGTTGTCGGAGGCTACTTCTACGGCGCCGACCTCGATACCGGCACGGAAACGCTTGACATGGACATCGGCTGGGCCGCTAACGGCGGTTCGGGAACGTATGACGCTGCCGACCCTGACGGGCTTGGCAATCTCGGTACGTTGACGGGCGATGTGTTCGCTGCTGGCAACGTCTCGCCGGTTGTGGGTCTGATGTATCCGCTGAGCGGCGTTCTGGCTGCGGGAACTCTCCCGCAGTTTACGAAGAAGACCAAAATCCAGATCGAAGCCAATACAGCGGGCAACGCGGGCCATACCGGCGTTGTCTCGGTGGTTGTCTGGTACGTGGTCGATCCGACGATTGCTGTCTGATGCCGGCTTTCATCTGGAAGGGTGACGACGAGGGGGGCGACGAGTTCGCCTCCCTCTACGGCGTCACGTTTTCGGCTGGCGCTCCTGTTGATGTCGGCCACCTTCTCCCGTGGCAGGTCAACAAACTGCGGAACCATCCGTATTTTACGGAAGTTCCGCAGGACGCGCCGGAGCCGAGAGGCTCACGGGAACAGGACGAGCGCGCCATCATCAAGCAACAGCTCGATGACCTCGGCGCGAACTATGACAAGCGCTGGGGCATCGAACGGCTGCGCGCTGCGCTGGAAGGCGCGACACGCGAACCGCTGGAAGTGATCGAGGGCGAGGTGGTCAATGGCTGACGCGACCCTTGCCGAGCTGCGCAACCGAGTGCTTCAGAAGCTCAAGGTCTTGCAGGCAGGCGAGACGGCGGAAGCCGAGGACACCGCGCTGATCGAGGGGCTGATAGCTTCGGTCAACGAGAAGCTGCGCGACCTCGGCATTGCCTACTGGTCCGACAGCGCATGTCCGCAGTCGATGCTGGAAGACCTCGCCATGTATGTCGCCTGCCACGCGGCTGACGACTACATGGACGGCGGGCAGGCTGCATCGTTCCGTCAGACCTACGAGCCGACAGCGGAGCGCAACCTGCGGCGTCTCGTGCAAAGCGGCGAGCGGTTCAACAAGCCGACGCGGGCGGAATACTTCTAGTGCGCGTGCCGATGGCGACTTCCGCAGCCTCCGCCGTTGTCACGGGGCTTGCCGAGAAAAAGTGCCACAACGTCTACCGGGAACCGCATCCGAACGACCCGCAGCGTGAGAATGTGCTGATCGAAGCGCCTGGCAGTCTCCAGCGTGCCGACTTTGCCGGCGCGTGCCGTGGGATGTGGCAGGCAGACGGCCACGCCTCGGGCAATGTGCTGATCGCGCAGGGGACGACCCTGTCCACGTTCACGCCATCGGGCAACTCGACGGGAAGCCTGACGGGGACGATTGCCGGGTCAGACCGTGGCGACTTCGCTTTTACCGAGACGCAGGGCTTTGGGCTGTTCAATGGCGGGCTGTACGTCTCGACGGGAACAGCCATCGCGGCGGTGACGGATGCGCAGTATGCAACGCTGCTGTCTGACGCCAGCGCCTCGGCGTTCACGTCCGTGGACACGTTGGGCCAGCGTGGGCTGTTCACGTATCGCAACCGGTTCGGCTTCACGGCTGTCCTCGCGCTCGATGACGTGACGGCGCTGAACTACTACACGGCCGAGAGTTCGCCTGACGACATCATCGCGGGCCGCGTGCTGGGTGAGTTCTACTACCTGCTTGGCTCGCAGACGATTGAAGTCTGGTCGCAGACCGGCGACAGCGCCGACCCCTTCGCGGCGCAGGCTGGCATGACGCAGCAAGTCGGCTGCGCGTGCCGTGATGGCATCGTCAAGGCTGACAACTCGCTTTTCTTCGTGGACGAGGCGTTCAACGTGCGCCGGCTGGGTCAGGGCGGCTCGCCCATCGTGTCCGAGCCGTGGGTGTCGGCTGCGCTGCGATCAGCAGGCGCGACCAACATCATCGGCAAGACGTACCAGGACCGGGGTCACATCTTCATCAGCTACCGGACCCCGACCGCCTGCATGGTGTTCGACGTGCTGACGCAGGAATGGCACACGCGCGGGACCAACCTGACCGCGACGTGGCGTTATACCGACATCATCACCGCTGCTGGGCGCGTGTTCGCCTGCGATGCAACGGGACAATTTGACGAGCTGAGCCGGGACTATGCGTCGGAGAGCATGGCGACGGCCTCCACGATGGGAACGGAGATCGTTCGCGAGTTCACGGCGCACCTGTCGGGCGCACCAGACAGCCTGCCCATCACGACGGTTCGGCTCGAAAGCAGCAAGGGCGTTGGCGTGGCGACGGGGCAGGGTGTGGACCCTGTCGTTCAGCTTCGCGTTTCGACCGATGGCGGCAATACGTGGACCAACTGGCGCAGCCGGAAGCTTGGCGCGCAGGGCGTCTATGACCAGCGCACGGTATGGCATCGCTGCGGGCGAACGAAGCTCGCGGGCATGGTGTTCCAGTTCCAGAAGTCCGATCCCGCGCCGGCCGCTTATCTCGGCGTTGTCGTCAATGAGGATCTGTGATGGTTGAGCGGGCGCCTAAACCGCCATCGCTGGCCGCGCCGCTCGTGGATAAGGACGGCAGGCTTAATCAGGAATGGTACAAGTACCTGACTGGCGGGGTTAAGTTCTCGCAGAACGTCAACAGCGGCGTTGCGCTCCTGGCCCAGCAGCAGGCGGCGGCGGACGCTGCCCTTGCGGCGGAACGTGCGGCGCGGATCGTCAACGACGCGGCGGTGCAGGCAGCGGCGGGCGGTGGTGCGGCCGCGACCTCCAACGCCGTGGCGTTCAGCGGTGGCCTTAGCAGCGGCTCGACGTGGGTCACGATTGCGACGGTCACGCTAACCCCGACCGGCGCGGGCGGTGATTACAGCATCACGGCTTACATTGACGGCACTATATCTGGCGGCCTGAGCGACGATGGCACGGTTGACACCAGCTTCGCGGGCAACTGGCGCATAAGGGAAGAACTGACAAGCGGCGGCACGGAATACACGCTCGATAGCGACACCTTCAGCGTCGATTATACGGCCCCGATCAACGAGAACGAAGCGGGCATCCCGATCACCATTCCTGCGACGTGGACGGTCAACTTCGCGGGCCTGCCCCTGACGGCGGTGCTGATCCCGGCGAACAACAGCGCGCAATCGGATATCCGGCTCGAGATACAGCGCGCGAGCGGGACGAACAACATCACGGCGCCCGGCCTTTCCGGGTCAATGTCTGTTACGTGGACGGCGTAAAATGTGGGACCAGGTTGTAAAGTTCGCAGTCGATAACGCCCCCGCGCTGATCAATGCGGGCGCGTCACTCGCTGGCGGCTATCTGTCGGGCCAAGGCGGGCAGGCGGCGGCTAACGCACAGCAGGACGCGGCGAACGCGACAACCGCGCTTCAGAAGCAGATTTACCTCGACCAGCGCGGGCTTGCCTTGCCGGGGTACGTGACGGGCGGCGCCGCCTCCAACAAGCTGGCTGCACTCTTCGGCATCGCCCCGCAGGACTACGCAGCGGCCTATGGCGGCGGCGGCATGAACATGCAGGGCGGCTCGCAGATGCTGCCCAACCTCGGCGCGGGCCAGCCTGTGCAGGGGCATTCGGGCGGCGGCGGGTCCAACGCGGCAGCGGGCCTGATCGGCAGCGTTGCGGGCAGCTTTATTCCCGGCCTTGGCCCTATCGGCAGCGCGCTGGGCGGCGCCGTCGGCGGCATGATCCGCAACGGCGGGGACGATTGGAAGACGGTGGCAACACAGGCTCCGGGCGGCTTCAACTATGCCGCCTACATGCAGCAGCCTGACTTGCAGGCCGAGTGGGCCAAACCCGACATCAAGGCGCTGTTTGGCGGCAACCAGGACGCATACGCAAACTGGCACTACAATCAGTTCGGGAAGAACGAAGGCCGCACGCTCGCGTCGATGACCGACACGAAGTCGAACATGCCCACGGGCGGCGCGCAGCAGGTGCAGGGCGGTGCGTCCAACCCGCTCGCAGAGTTCTACGCCTCGCCCTATGCCAAATTGGCGACGACGATCAACGACCAGCAATTCGACCAGATCAAGGGCAACCTCGGGGCGGCTGGCAAGTCAATCAGCGGGGCTGCGGAAGGCCGCTATGCGAAGACCTTGGCCGGGAACACCTACGGCGCGTTTGGCGACTACACGAACCAACTCGCCAACCTCGCAGGCATGGGGCAGACAAATTCGCAGCTCGCATCAACTGCGGCCGGCAACTATGGCGCGAACGCCGGGAACGCGATGATGCAGGGCGGCAATGCTCGCGCCAATGCGCTGACCTCCGCATATCAGGGCTACGGTCAGGGCCTCTCGGCGGCGGCTGGATCGCTGGGTGACTTCTTCAAGAAACCGGGAACGCCGACCTACGGCCAGCCCGGCTATGTCGATCCGTCGCGCGCTGCTTATCCCGGACAAGGGTTCGCCTGATCATGGTTGCT